TCCGTGAGGACATGAACTATCAGCTCACGGAAAAGATGACCGAGTACCGCCCTGAACATGAGCGCATGCTGTACTCGCTAGGCCTTGCTGGTTCCGCCTTCAAGAAGGTGTACTTTGACCCGCGACTTGGCCGCCAAGTCTCTGTTTACATCCCGGCAGAGGACGTAATCGTCCCTTACGGCGCGTCTCACATTGAGATGGCAGAGCGTGTGACACACATCATGCGCAAGACAGAGAACGAAGTGCTGCGTATGCAGGCCGCTGGCTTCTACCGAGACATCGACCTTGGCGAACCGGTTCAGTTTCACACTGACATTGAGAAGAAAAAGGCCGAAGAGGGTGGCTACTCACTTACACAAGACAATCGATACGCAATCTACGAAATCCACGTAGACATGAGTATTGACGGCGTAGACGACGAAGAGGAAAACGATCTTCCAAAGCCATACGTCATCACAATTGACAAGGGGACCGGTGATGTACTGGCTATCCGTCGCAACTGGGATCCTACTGATCCTTTATATCTTAAGCGTCAGCACTTCGTTCACTACGTATATGTACCCGGATTTGGATTTTATGGTCTTGGTCTCATCCACATTATTGGTGGTTATGCTCGTGCTGGCACTTCTATTATCCGCCAACTGGTTGACGCTGGCACACTAAGCAACCTGCCGGGCGGCCTGAAGGCCCGTGGCCTGCGGATCAAGGGCGACGACACCCCCATCGCACCGGGCGAATTCCGCGATGTAGACGTGCCCAGCGGCACCGTGCGCGACAACATCATGCCGCTCCCATACAAGGAGCCCTCGCAGACGCTCCTGGCCTTGCTCAATCAGATTACTGAGGAAGGGCGGCGGTTGGGCGCTATCAGCGACATGAACATCAGTGACATGAGTTCCAACGCACCTGTTGGCACCACGCTGGCGTTGCTTGAGCGCACACTCAAAACCATGTCGGCAGTGCAGGCGCGGGTGCACGCATCGCTGCGTATGGAGTTCAAGCTTCTCAAGGGCATCATCCGGGATAACACGCCCAAGGAATACAGCTACGATCCCAACGGTAGCGACCGCAAGGCTAAACAGGCTGACTATGACCACGCAGAAGTTATGCCGGTCAGTGACCCCAATGCGGCTACGATGGCGCAGCGGATCATGCAGTATCAGTCGGCTATTCAATTGGCCCAGAGCGCACCGCAGATTTATGACCTGCCGCAGCTTCACCGTCAGATGCTAGAAGTGCTTGGTATTCGCAACGCAGAAAAGCTTGTCCCAGTAGATGAAGACCAGACTCCTAAAGACCCAATTAGTGAGAATATGGCGTTCCTTGTCAGTAAACCGACGAAGGCGTTCATCTACCAAGACCATGATGCACACATTGCTACCCACATGGCTATGATGCAAGACCCGTCTATCATGCAAATGATTGGTCAAAGCCCGATGGCGCAACAGATGCAAGGTGCTATCATGGCCCACATTGCTCAGCATTTGGCGTTCAACTACCGGGCTAATGTAGAAAAACAGTTAGGAGTAGCGCTCCCTGACCCTGATTCGGAAATGTCGCCTGAAATTGAAGTTCAAGTGTCCCGCCTTGTTGCCCAAGCATCGCAGCAGTTATTGCAGATGAACCAACAAAAGGCGCAGCAACAGCAGGCGCAGCAGATGGCGCAGAACCCCGAGATGCAGCTCAAGCAAGCGGAATTGCAGATTCAGCAGCAGGAACAACAGCGTAAGAAAGAGAAGGACTTGGCAGATAACCAGCTTGCGCAACAACGGCTGCAGTTAGACGCACAGCGTATTCAGGCTGAGATTGAGAAAGAGAAGATGCGCGTGCAAGCTGACGCGCACAAGACAGCGGTTACTAATCACAACAACATGCAGTCTGAAGCGATTAGAACTGCTGCGCAACAGAAACAGCACGGTCAGAAATTACGGGCTGATATGATTAAGCACGCAACCAAGTCACAAAAACCACCTGAGGCACAGAATGGATAAGTATTTAGAGTTGTTAGCTTCTCAGCTTGTTGATCGTCAAAAACAACTTGCTGATGCGGTGGTTAACGGCGCTGCTAAATCATTTGAAGATTATAAACAGTTGGTAGGGGAAATCCGGGGTCTTTCCTTTGCACAACTTTCTGTTAGCGACCTCGTGCGAAAATTGGAAAACGATGATGAGTGAAGTTATTACTGGTACTGCGCTATTCGACATCCCAAGCAAGCTGCCTCCTATTACTGTGGATAAAGCTAAGCAATTGCCTGAACCTGTCACGTACCATTTGATGTGCGTCATCCCTGAAACAGAAGACAAATACGATAGCGGTATTGTTAAGGCGGACCAAACGCGGCACTTTGAAGAAGTGCTGTCGCCGGTTTTGTTTGTTATCAAGATGGGGCCTGATTGCTACGCTGATAAGACGCGGTTCCCAAGTGGCCCGTCGTGTAAAGTCGGCGACTTTGTTCTTGTGCGTCCTAACACGGGCACGCGGGTGAAGATTCAGGGGCGTGAGTTCCGCATTATCAACGACGATAGTGTTGAAGCAGTTGTCGAAGATCCCCGTGGGATTTCACGCGCATAAGGAGCAAACATGGCAGACGCAGAATTCAAGTTCCCAGATGAGAATGTTATCGGGGAGCAAGAGAGCGACGAAAAGATTGAGATTGAGGTAGCTGACGATACCCCAGAAGAGGACAAAAACCGGAAGCCTATGAAAGAGGCGCCGGCTGAAGTCACTGATGAGGAACTAGAGCAGTACAGTGATGGTGTTAAAAAGCGCATCCAGCACTTTACGAAGGGTTATCACGAAGAGCGACGGGCGAAAGAAACAGCCCTGCGCGAGCGTGAGGAAGCCGTTCAGTATGCTCAAAAGCTTGTAGAGGAAAACAAACAGCTTCAAGGGTCGATTGGGCAGGGACAAGCGGCGCTGCTAGACCAAGCTAAGAAGGTGGTCAATGCGGAGCTTGAAAACGCAAAACGTGCCTATCGTGCTGCCCATGAAGCTGGTGACTCCGACGCCCTGGTAACTGCTCAAGAAGAGCTTACAACGGCCAAGATTAAGGCGGACAGGCTCAGTAATTTTAAGCCCGCCCCTTTACAGCCCAAGGAAAATGAGGTACAAACGCCACAAGAACAGGCTAAGGCTGCGCCTGCGGCACCCAAAGCTGACCAAAAAGCCCTGGAATGGCGAGATGCTAACCAGTGGTTTGGGTCAGATGAGGAAATGACGGCAGTAGCTTTAGCGGTTCATAAAAAACTTGTGGAAAGCAACGTTAGTCCTACAAGTGACGAGTACTACGACAAAATTAATAGTCGAGTACGGCAGCTTTTTCCAGATGCGTTCCCCTCGGAAAAGCCCGCTAAAAAGTCAACTGTTGTGGCACCTGCTACTCGAAGCACAGCACCGCGTAAAATCGTGCTGACGCAAACCCAAGTAAACATCGCTAAGCGGCTTGGAGTCCCTTTGGAACTCTACGCTAAACAAGTCGCTAAGGATATGAGGAAAGAAAATGGCTGATCCCCGCATTCCCCGTGAACTCGATACCCGCGCAAAAATGGAGCGTCCCACTAAGTGGATGCCTCCTGAACTGCTGCCTAGCCCCAACCCGGAGCAAGGCTTTTCTTTCCGCTGGGTGCGAACAAGCACGCTGGGCTCTGATGATCCCATGAATATTTCCTCTAAATTACGTGAGGGTTGGGAACCTGTTAAAGCCTCTGAGCATCCCGAAATCCAGCTTATGAGTACTGGCGGTGGCCGGTACCCGGACAGTATTGAGATTGGTGGACTCATGCTCTGCAAAACCCCTACGGAATTCACCCAACAACGCGATGCCCATTTCCGCGGGCAAGCGGACAATCAGATGAATTCTATTGACAACAACTTCATGCGCGAAAACGACCCTCGTATGCCGCTCTTCAAAGAGCGTAGCAGCAAGGTGACTTTTGGCAAAGGTACTTAACTTTTAGGAGTCTTAAATGGCTTATCCCTCGGTTGACGCTCCATACGGCTTTAAGCCGGTCAATTTGATCGGTGGTCAGGTGTTCGCAGGTTCGACCCGCAACTACCCGATTGCATACAACTACGGCACCGCGATCTACTACGGTGATTTCGTTAACCTGACCAGCGGTTTCTGCACGCAAACTGCCAACACCCTTGCCGCGCCGACCGTTGGTGTGTTCTTGGGCTGCTATTACACGAACCCCACCACCAAGCAACGCCTGTGGTCGCAGTACTACCCCGGTGGCGTTACGGCTGGTGATATTACCGCCATCGTTGGTGATGATCCGGATACCGTGTTCCGCGTTGCAGTTACTGCTGCCGCTGCCTCTTCGGTGATTGCTTCGGCCTCGCCGCTGAACGTGGGCATCAACATGGCCGGTGGCACCGTTACTGGCTCGGCTACCACTGGTAACTCGGCTGGCGCGGTTGTGGCTCTGGCTACTAACGCTGGTAACTTCCGCGTTATGGGTCTGGTTGAAGATTCACAAACCAGCGCCCCGGCTGCCTACGTTTCGGGCACCGGCACGACCACCCTTACCGTGTCGGGCTTGGCTGTTGGTGATGTCCTGCCTATCGGTACGGCTGTCTGGCAACTGGTTGGCGGCCAACTGCAGTTTACGGGTTCGGTTCTGACGGCGGCTGCTACGGTTGCTTCGTCTACTTCGCAGGCTTTGACTGTTACCGCTTCGACGGCAACGGTTGCTGGTACGCTAGCGTTGATTGAAACCCCTGAAGTGCTCGTCAAGATCACTTTCGGTTCGCATCGCTATTACGTCGCCTAATAAGGAGCTAAATCATG